CAGTTACATCACACAACAACGCTCATCAGAATTTATTCGATCCTAATATTGCATTTAACTGGGAGAAGGTTGGCCGGTCCGGAGGAAGAGCCTCTACTGCATCTGAGTATTTTGACAACATGAAGATAATTAATCCAGACAAAGATACGTTTTGGCAAACCCACTGGTATCACCCTCAGTCAATGTTTAAGATTTTTCCAAATGCAAAGATTGTAGTAATAAGTCACACAATGGAAGACCTTGAAGAAATTGCCATTAACAATTTTTATAAATTTGTTATTGCCGAGTTTGACGGCAATTCTAGTGCTGTTGCTCGCAGTACATGGAATTTTTTAAGAACATCTGCTCCTCATCTATACTCCTCCGACCCTCATGTAAAACCAAAAGCAATTTCTATAGAAGAACAACGGTTGTCAGTGGAGTTGTTAAAAGGATCGTGTATTAGTTCCGGTTATCATTTGGTGAATATTCCAGAAGAATACCAAGACAACATTTGTAAAATCATGTATAATGACATTATAAATAACCCAGCCTCTGTCTTAGCAACCTTATCTGAGTTTTTAAAAACACCAATCCCAGAGTTTGCTAGAGATCAATATTACGGATATTGCAACAGGCAAAAAGAATTTATTACCAAAACAAAAGGAATTTTAGGTTTATGACACAGCCAGTTTATGTTGTATGTTTTCCACAAGGTGGCCAAGGTCACTTTATTATGGCCATACTTGAAAGAATTCTAAGACCAGACGAACAGATCCCCATGTGGACTACCAACTACAACGGTGCTCAATCGGCTTGTATGCGCCCGGGGTTTGACTTTGATTGGCAAAAATACGAAGGTCAGAATGTTCCGGGATCTGTATTTTTTGAAAATGTTTTGGTAGTTGTTCCCGAAGAAGAACCTGTAATTATTGCGTTTCAAAGTCTAGACTATGATGCAGTTTTTAAGAGATTTCCGCAGGCAAAAATTGTTATTGTTGGGTTCACACAAAATGACATACTGGAAATAGGTAAGAACCACTTCTGGCAGATGTTTGTGGACGATCAATCTTCTCGCAGATATTTTGATGAACTTCGTAAACAGTATGCTTATTTGTTCACATCCTCACTTGATGTAAGTCCAGAAGATCTAACAGCAGAAGAAAAACAAAAAGTTTATAATATTTTGGGTGGAATGGCTTTATTGTCGGGATACGGCCAATTTGTTGTTCCTGAACATCGAAAAGAAAATGTATTCTGTTTATACTATAACGACATGATGTATAATCCTGATAAAACCCTTGCTGACTTATCCGCAATTACAGGGGTTGAAATCAACGACTTTGTTAGAGGTGAGTATCTTGCTCACTTAGAAAAACATAAAGTATTTTTGGAGAGTGTTGTTTGAAACAAGACGGCTATTTTATTTGTTATACGGCAGGTACTTCGGGGGCATTTATTGCTTCTCTAGTGTCACAGATTGTAAACAATACTGAACGTAAATTTGCGTTTACCATGAACGGAAATAGTCATGCCAACATGGTAGATTCTAACGGGGGTATTGATTGGGCATTGGCACCTAGTCCTTGCACATCTGAATACTTTTATCGTAATGTGTTTACATTTAATAGTGCTAAACCAATGGTTGTACAAACACACCTTCAACCTGCATGGGAAATTGCTAAAGAACGTTGGCCAGATTTTAAGGCTGTGATCATACAGCATGACCTAGCAGATGTAGACGAGATTGCTGTTAATCTCTACTACAAATATTATGTAGATGATTTTGATGTTACAGCCAAGCAATCGTTCTTTGATGTAATATACAAACAAAGTACCGCCTTTCCTGCAGATATAACCCATCCAGATCAATTAACTGAAGAAGAAGTTAAGGCATTTATAAAGATATTGATCTATCATAAAATATCAGACGGGTACATGAATCCAGTTGTACCCGACGAGTACAAAAATAATGCACTAATATTGCCCTATAGAGAAATTATTACCAGCAAAGATAAAGTACTTAATAAGATATCTAACTTTTTAGGAATGCCAGTTCCAGAATTAAGTAGTGACAATTACGATGCTTATTTAGAATATCAGAAAAAATTAATGGAAGAAAAAACTGACTGGTTAAGACCGTTTGGCCCTTAACAATTCCCAATCAACTGTAAACTTGGGATCTAGATATTCATACATCACATTGAGTATTGAACTGTTTATCTCTATAGGATATGGTAATGCTACACCTGTTGTATAAAAATTTCGATCTTTATTTGAAATATGTTTCATAACGCTGGCACGTTGCAACATTCTGTAAAAGTTGTTTGGTTTATCAGTTTCAAACAATAGCACCAAGCACTTTCCACCTCGATTAATTATTGCTTGCCGTTGATACGGGATTAGTAGTTCGCCAACTGTACTGAAATCTCTCCGATCTACTGACTTTAGTGTTCGGACACCGCCTATAAAGATATTTGGATCTATCTCAGATCGATTATATCCACTTATGGCAACAATAGAATCTCCGTCATACGCAACACACAATCCGCCGACTGATCTTAAAAAACGACCTTCTTTGAACATGAGAGAGTACCAATTGTTTCTGTTCTGTTCAAATGTGTAGTGACAATATCTGTAATTCGAATCTTGACTATTTGAATCGCAGAATTCAATTATATTTTGGATATCTGCATCCGTAATTGAATCCGAATGTAGTTCTTTAATCTGGTACATGGGTAGATATTTATAGAGCCAGACTCTTGACAAAAGTAGTTTTAGACATTATAATATACGTTGTTATGAAAAAACTAATAGGTTTTAGCCAGTTTTACCCGTAAAACTTTTTGGTTTGACATAACTATTTTACCACTAACGAAAAAGGAGGTCTTAAAATGACTGAATCAACGTTTGCTAGGGAACAGACACCCGCTATACTAAAAGTTGTACTTATGATTATAGCACTTGCGATGTCTGCTATGATGCTTAATAAAGCAGTTACCTATCGACTAGGAACTACTGAGTTAACTGAATCTTCCCAAATAACAGCAGAACTAAGAGAACGCCAACTTGGCTGTCTTGCAAAAAACATTTACTACGAAGCAGGTAGTGAACCATTTGAAGGTAAAGTAGGTGTTGCACAGGTTACACTTAACCGCACAGAAAGCGGCGCTTTTCCTGGTGATATTTGCAAAACAATATATCAAAAGAATGTAATTTATGAAAAAGTAATTTGCCAATTCAGTTGGGCATGTGACAGAGATTCTGGAGTAAAACCTTTACACAAGGGAAACTACACAGAAAGTATGGAAGTTGCCAAAAAGGTATTGCTTGAAGGATTTAGACTACCCGGTCTTAAAAACGCCCTGTATTATCATGCAGACTATATCAACCCCGGATGGCGTAAAGAAAAGGTAGCGCATATCGGACATCACATTTTTTACAAATAAGGACACATCGTGGATAAAACTTTAGAAATCGCTAAAAGCATCTTTAACTCAATTGTTAAGTTTTTTGTAGATCATCTAGCACATGTTAGTGCCCATACACTAGGTTGGATTACTATTGTCCTAATGCACTTTGCGGCTATTCCTACATTGTTAGCAGTCTTGTTAGGACAAAGCGATAAGTTGCCTCCAGTAGACTTGATGTTGTTTATCTGGAGTGCGTTAATTACAATGTTCTTTAAATCACTTATTGAAAAGAACTTCTTGTACATTTCAACAATTTGTTTAGGTTTTGTTGCTCAAACAGTAATTATGAGTTTGATCCTATTCAAATAAATAATTGAATGCGAGCATCAGAATTTATTCAAGAACACAGAACAGATCCGAGTGTCTGCCGAAGTCCTAAACGACTAGGTCGCTCGGATCATTCTTCCTGTGTATCACAGGGCCTTCGCCCACATAACTCAAAAGGAAAAGGCCATACAGATGGCCACGGGAATTACCTAAAGGGTAAAAAAGCCAAATCCGTTAGATACGGTGGCGCTGTAAAAGACTATTCTTAATTACTTTGCCAGTATAAGATTTTCTATCTTTATGATAGCATCTTTTACAATAACATAGTCTTTAAAGTCGTCATTGGGAATATTAATCCCATAACGATCTTCAATTTCGCAGATCATTTCAAATACGTCAATTGAATCTTTTTCCAGTTTTCTAATATCGACATCATCATCTAGTTTATCTATATCTAGATTTAGACTATCTGCCATTAATTGTTTGATTTCGTTTCTTAGTTGCATGTTATACCCTAAATGATTCACCACATCCACATTTATCCCTTTCATTGGGATTAATAAATTCAAATCCTTCGTTAAGCCCATTGCGGACCCAATCCATAGTCAACCCTTTTAAGTATGGCTCGTCTTTTAAACTTACCAAAACAACAAGATCGGCCTGACCGTAGTTAACTACACCTTCTTCGTATACATAATTATCTACATATTCTAACACATAGGCTAGTCCCGAGCAACCGGTCGTTTTAACACCTATGCGAATACCAACGCCCTTACCACGTTTCTCTAAATTTTTTTTGATTTTATTCCGTGCTATGTCGGTTACGGTAATCATTTACTGCGGCTTTGATAGCATCTTCTGCAAGTATGCTACAATGTATTTTAACCGGTGGAAGGGCAAGTTCTTCAGCAATTGTGCTATTAGTAATTTCTCGTGCTTGGTCAAGCGTTTTTCCTTTGACCCACTCTGTGACGAGACTACTGGAGGCGATAGCACTTCCGCAACCGTATGTTTTGAATTTGGCATCTGTTATTATACCTTCCTCAACTTTAATTTGTAATTTCATAACATCACCGCAAGCAGGAGCGCCGACCATACCTGTACCTATGCCTTCTTCATCTTTGGCAAAAGATCCCACGTTGCGTGGATTTTCATAGTGGTCTATGACTTTATTGGAGTATGCCATTCGTTATTCCTCTATTGGTACGATATTTATCTGTAAATATTGCCATGGCAAACATTTATCTTTTAAGTTATCTCGGCGGAGCCTGCGGAGAGTGGTTGAGTTACCAAATTGGCAAAGATGTCAATTACTATGATATTCGACTAGGTGATGTGTTTGATACAAACAAATTTGTAATTGTTGATCCATTGGCAGAATGGAACTTTACGATAAAAAGCCCATATGATCAAGAATCATTGAAAGTTCCACCGGATGTTGTTGCCAAACTTACAGAAAAATACTGTGAGAAAAACTTTATAATTCCTACACATTATTTTGGACCACTTCGACATGTTACCTTACCGAAATTAAAAGGTGTGAGATTGACGTTTAGACATAAGACGGCATCGTTATTTTATTCGTTGCTTTGGATTAAAACCTGGATAGAATCTAGACCATTAGATGACAACACTAGAGACTTGCTTATGAAATGTGCCCAAGGTAATAGTGGAGATCCTGCGTTGCTTAAAGAATCTGAAGTTATGGATATAGCAGAACGTATACTGGCTCGAGGGCATTATTATGCGTTTGAACTATCAGCACTTAGAGCCGGCATACGCAACTCGACCAATTGGATCAACAGATTTTACGGGTTGTATTTTAGATATAACGTAAAACCCTTACCTGATTACAGAACTGTAAGTTTAGAAGAATTAATGTTTAATCCTGCAAATACCGTTAATGATTGGAAAGACGCATTTGATATGGTAGAACCCATAAGTGTACCAGAAATTGAACAATATCATGCTACAAACATCAAGGTAATAGAAAATACATTTAATATGAGTTATGATAATTGGAGAGAAGATAAATGGATATCTCTGTTAACAGAATGGGTGAAATTTAAATGCCCAGAAATGTATTAATAAATATATCATGGATATTACAATTACATTACCAGCGCAAGACAAGATAGCAGACCTACTGCTAGAAGAAAACAACCCAAATCTAAAACTAAGAACATTTGTTCAAGGTGGAGGTTGTAGTGGATTTCAATACGGTTTTACATTTGATGAAGAACAAAACGAAGATGACTTTATTATTGAATCGGGTCCAGTTAAAGTATTAATTGACTCAATGAGTTATCAATATCTTGCTGGTGCTGTTATTGACTACAAAGAAGATCTACACGGCAGTTCGTTTAGTATAAAAAATCCAAATGCTCAAAGTACCTGCGGGTGCGGTAGCAGTTTTTCTATTTGATAAGTTGTTCCATATCACTTATACCTTTTAGAGTTAATTCTCTCCATTGAAGCAGGTTATCTACTGAGAATTTTTCTAATCCAGTAAACGCAGACAACTGATCAAATAGTTGTTCCGGTACTCCTGCTAATAACATATTCCACGTTATACAACAAACTCTGTCTCCTTGCGTGAAGATTTGAAAATCCTTGCAATGTTTAATACCAAGCACTTGTCTTGCCATAAAGAATTTTCTTAACTCTGCTATATCCTCGGGGTTTTTAATACGGCCGCCATCAATCCCACCCTTTGCCAACATAGATAGACTGATTTCCCTTACATCTTTGTATTCATAACATATTCTAATGGCTTTGGCAAAATGTGACATCAAATCACGTATACTTACCAAATGAAATTGTTCGTAATATGTTTCAAGTGGATTAAAGTAAATTTTAGTGTCATGTATCATAGACATTATTTGAGAAATGCCTACATCAACTCCGTGTGGTACATTAAACGAACGGTTGTATTCTTCTCTAGGTGCCCGGTGGGCATTACCGTAAGGACTAAATTCCCATAGTCCTTCATACCCTGTCTTAGCAGAAATAAGCAAAGATCTTACTAGATGCCCGCCAGTACCTCCAAAGAAAGTAACTGGCATAATATGGGTAATCAAAGAATCGTTCATGTGATGATATTTAAGATAATTAACAGTATGCGATACAAGGCCCTGAAAAACAATTATATTAAACTGGATGCCAATAAGGATACTCTGCTGGATGCCAGCGATGGTGTTGTGTTGATTCCGGAAAAAGATGCTAAAATATATGTACATTGGCTAACTGACAGTGGCAAAATAACAACAACTTGTACTGTAGATTATGCAACCCTTGTTACCCAAAAAGTCAAATTGATCAACGCCCAAAGTAAACCTATTCAAATCCACTGTATAGAAATTGGTAAAACCAATGCTTGACAACTCGTCAATCTGCCTGTATAATATAAACATACACACAGGAAAGCAGGCAATGAAAGCATTATTAGAAACTACAGATTGGGGCACAAATACCCCTAGCAATCACACTTACCTAATTGACGGTACTAATCTTGTAGCCTACATCAAATACGGCGACAAGAAGCCGTTCTATTTTAAGAATCCCATCAAAGGATTTGACAAACGCGGTCGAACCTTTACAGAAATCAAACCCAACCCTTTTAAGAAAGACTAATCATGAGTTGCGATGCTATTATTCGTATTCTAGAAGATCACCCCAGCCGTCTGAACAAAGAGGCTATTATCGAGTCTGAAGCCAAATTTGATAACACAGAGTTGTTTGAAGGCTTTAAACTAGCACTTAGTCCCTACATCACTTTCGGTGTTAAGCAGATTCCTAAACACGGTGGTCCAGATGGACAAGGACTTCCTTGGGAAGCGTTCAAAGAACTATGTCATTTGCTACAGACACGCCAACTGACAGGCGATGATGCAAGATCTGCTATTGAACTAGCATTGTCGACCAGTACACAAAATCAATGGAATGACTGGTACCGTCGTATCCTTATCAAAGACCTTCGTTGCGGTGTTAGTGAAAAGACTGTTAACAAAGTTAAGAAGGGTGCTATTCCTGTGTTTGAATGTATGTTAGCACATGATGGCGCTAATCACGAAAAGAAAATTACGGGTACAAAATTACTTGAGCCAAAACTAGACGGAGTCCGTTGTATTACTATTGTAGACTACGATGCTCGTACGGTTACTATGTACAGTCGAAATGGTAAAGTACTTGAAAACTTTAGTCACATTACTGATGCGTTGACTGCTAACATCGATAGTTTTGAACGCAGTTTTGTATTGGACGGTGAAATCATTAGCACCAGTTTCCAAGAACTTATGAAACAGGTACACCGCAAAGACAATGTCAAAGCAAATGATGCTGTTCTCATGCTATTTGACATTATTCCATTGAGCGAGTTCCAAACTGGTA